GCTGTGCAGGGCGAGCCGTCGGCGCCGGAGTTCGTCGTGTTGGGCATCCGCGTCAAGATGGCCCGCCGCAGCGGGAATGCAGAGCTTGCCGGGCACGGCAGCGCGATTGATCCGCGGGAGTGCAGGCCGTGGGCGCAGGCTGCGGCGGGGGTGAAGGCGTGAACTTCGTGAAGCTCTACGTGGGCGATTACATGCGCGACACCGGCACGCTGACCGTGGCAGAGCACGGCGCGTACTTGCTGATGCTGCTGCACCACTACGGCACAGAGAAGCCGCTACCGAAGGGCCGCGAGCTTCACCGGCTTGTTCGCGCTGAGACAAAAGCCGAACGTGACGCCGTGGACTCTGTGGCCTCGCGCTTCTGGGCAGAGACGCCTGACGGATGGGTAAACGGCCGAGCCAGCAAAGAGATGGAGAAAGCGAACCATCAACGCGAGGTTAACCGAACCGTTGGCAAATTGGGCGGCAGGCCGAAGCGAACACAAACCGAACATGAAACCGAATCGGTTAGCGAATCGGTTAGCGAATCGGAACCGAACCGTAACCCTAACCATAGCCAGACACCAGAAGAAAGAAATACACCCCCTAACCCCCGCAAGCGGGGGCAGGTGTCGGAGTTCCCTCCCGGGTTCGATGCGTTCTGGTCCGCCTACCCGCGGAAGCAGGCCAAGCCGGCAGCGGCCAAGGCCTTTGCGCGGCTGAGGGCCGATGACGCCCTGATGGCCCGGATGCTGGATGCCGTCGCCCAGCAGGCAGCGAGCGAGCAGTGGCGGCGAGATGGCGGGCAGTTCATCCCCCTTCCGGCCTCGTGGCTCAACGGCCATCGCTGGGAAGATGCCCCCCTGTCGGCTGTGTCTGGCTCCGACATCTTCGCGGGTGCCGAATGAGGGGCGCCGACAGCCTCATCGCCATGCGGATGCGCCGCCGCCGCACGCCGTCGAGCGTGGTGCTCTCGCTGCACGAACGGCCGGGGCAGCGCGCCGACGAGGCCTGGCTGATGCCAGGGCCGCAAGACCGGCCGGAGACGGCTGACCTGCGGCTTCTGGTGGGCTTGCGCGTCGTCGTCGTCGGCCAGTCGCACCAGAGCGAGGACGTGGTGGCGTGGTGCACGGCCGCGGAAAAAGCCGGCGCTCTCATCGTCATGGGCTACGCCACAGACGGCCCCTTGCGGCGCGCAATGCCGCTGTACGCCGGCGGCAACGTCGAAGAACTTACGCGCCGCGTTGCGGCATTGGAGGCCGAGCATGGCGCACACGCTGCCGGATGACCTGGATTTCTCGGCCTACATGCGGGAGACGGAGGCCCGCGTGAAGGTGCGCCCGGCGAGCAACTTTGTCGACCTGTTGGCGGCCAAGTTCGCGCCGCGGGACGAAGGCGCACGCCGGCCGCGGATGATCTCGACGAAGCTGGCCCAGCGCCTGGAGTTCCGCCCCGGCGAGGTGACGGCTTGGGCCGGCTACAACGGCCACAGAAAGTCGATGTTCACGGGCCAGGTCGCGCTCGATTTGTGCTGCCAGCGTGAGCGGGTGCTGATCTGCAGCTTCGAGATGTCGCCCGCCGACACGTTGGCCCGGATGGTGCGCCAGTGCTTCGCGGTGGAGCGGCCGGCAGTGCCGAGCCTGCAGCACTTCAGCCGGTGGACCGACAGCCGGCTGTGGTTGTTCGACCACTCCGGCCGCATCAAGCCCGACCAGCTGATGGCCGTGCTGCGGTACTTTGCCGAGGAGCTCAAGGGCTCTCAGGTCTTCGTGGACAGCCTGATGATGGTCTGCGCCAGCGAGGAGAGCTTGGACGAGCAAAAGCAGTTCGTGACCGACTTGGTGCGCGCGGCGCAGGAGTTCGGCCTGCACGTCCACCTGATCGCGCATTGCCGCAAGCCGGCCAGCGGCGACGAGAGTAAGCCACCGACGAAATATGACCTTCGGGGTTCGGCGGCCATCAGCGACCAATGCCACAACGTCGTCACCGTCTGGGCGAACAAGGCCAAGCAGCAGGAGCTGAGCCAGGGCAACTATGCCCGCCGGCCCGAGCCCGACGCGATGGTGACGGTGGAGAAGCAGCGCAACGGCGCGTGGGAAGGCCGCGTCAAGCTGTGGTTCGACGAGGCCTCGATGCGGTTCGTGGACGAGCAGGGATCGGCTGCGCCTTACGTGCTGGGGGCGGAATGACGGACCACGAAGCGAGGGCCGACATGCAGGCTGAGGCCATGGACGCGGGCGGGATCGACGTGAGCTATGCCGCGCGTCAAGCCCGCCGCTTGCGCCATCTGCAGGCCACGGGCTACCCGATGACGATGGCGCAGCTTGACGTGCTGGCGGCCTGCGAGCGCCGCGTGCGCTTGGCGGAGACGTTCGCCACCGCGAAGGAGATGCCGTGATCGTGAACGTTGTCGCTTTCGTCGTGCCCGGCGAGCCTCAGGGCAAGCCTGAACCAAGCGTTGAGCGCTTGCGCGAAGTGCTGAGCTACTACGCCGACAGCGGCCTGTTGTACTGGCGTCAGGACATGGGCCAGCGTGGAAAGACGGGAGCACGCGCGGGCAGTTTGTCGGCGCAGGGCTACTTGGTGCTGGGCATTGATGGTCGGCGCAACTTGTTCGCGCATCGCATTGCTTGGGCTATGCATCACGGCGAATGGCCAGTGGGAGAGGTCGATCACATGAACGGCGACCGTACCGACAACCGGATCTCCAACCTTCGAGTGGTCTCCACACGCGAGAACCACCAGAACATGCGCAAGGCGCGCCGCGACAACAAGACTGGCCTGCTTGGCGTGTCGATGCACAAGGGGAAATTCCGCGCCCAGATCCAGGCTGACGGAAAGAAACGCTGGCTCGGAGAGTTCGCTACCTCGCAGGAAGCGCACGCCGCCTATGTAAAGGCCAAGCGCGAAATTCACTCGCACGGGACGCTGTGATGACCATCAACGTGATTGCGTTTTGTGTTCCTGGAGAACCACAAGGAAAAGGCCGCCCGCGCGCCACGACCATCAACGGCATGGCTCGCCTCTACACGCCGAAGAAGACGGCGAGTTACGAGGGCCTCGTCGCCCACGCCGCACAGCAGGCCATGCGCGGCGCCGTGCCGTTCGACCGGCCCTGCCGCATCGAGCTCGACGTGCTGTGCACCGTGCCGGCGAGCTGGTCCGCGAAGAAACGCGCTCAGGCCCTGGCCGGCGCCATCCGCCCGACGAAGAAGCCCGACGCCGACAACGTGCTGAAGGCGGTTTGCGACGGCATGAACGGCGTGGTGTGGCGGGACGATGTGCAGGTTGTTGAGTGGTCCGGCCGGAAGCTGTACGCCGAGACGCCGGGGGTCAATGTTCGAGTCGCTTGTTTGGAGGTGTGAGGATGGGTGCCGAGGTTACAAAAACGAAGCGCAAACCCACGGGCGCCGCGGCTATGGGCGCGGGGCCGGGGCGTCCAAAGGGGTCGAAGAACAAGACCACGCGCGAAGTCAAGGAGATGGTGCTGCAGGCCCTCGAAGGTGCCGGCGGCGTCGAGTACTTGATCCAGCGCGCATCCGATCCCCGCACGGCCAGTGCGTTTCTGACGCTCGTGGGGAAAGTGCTCCCGCTGCAGGTGACAGGCGCTGACGGCGGCCCGGTGCAAACCGTCGCCCGGATCGAGATCGTGCCGCTGCAGCCCAAGTGACGACCGCGCAGATTGCCATCGTCCCGAAGCTGATCCCGGTGTTTGCCGGGGAGGCTGACGTGCGCGGCGCTCACGGCGGCCGGGGGTCGGGAAAGTGCCTCGGCCGTGGAACCCTGCTGCTTCGTGCGGACGCATCCCTGGTGGCCGTCGAGAACGTGAAGGACGGCGACCAACTGCTCGGCCCTGATGGGATGCCCCGGACGGTCATCGGCACCACGAAGGGCGTAGGGCCTCTCTACCGGGTCACGCAGACGACGGGCATGACCTACGTCTGCAACGATGCGCACATCCTCGTGCTGGAGCGGTCGGAGTCATCCCGCAAGGACTTTGGCACTTTCAGCAAGGCGGGCAACCCGCAGCGGAAGAACGGCCGGTACGGTGGGTTCGACACCGGCTTAGGCTACTCACTCATCACCGCCGCCGAGTACGCGAAACAGACAGAGCGATTCAAGGCGCAGCACTTTGGGTTCAGGCGCGCCGTTGTTGGAGAGCATCGGGCGCTGCCGGTCGAGCCCTACATGCTCGGCCTGTGGCTGGGCGACGGGTCATCGAAGGCCCCCGAAATCACCAACGTGGACCCGGAAATCGTCGCGTACTTGGAAGAAGTCGCGGCGGCGAGCGGGTGGACGATCTGCCAGTCGAAGGACAAGGCGAAAGCGCCGAGGTACTACATCGGCTCCGCGTTTCAGCGGGGCGGGAGCCTTGTCCAGCAGCTTCGCAAGGCTGGCGTGTTCAGGCAGAAGCACATTCCCGAGGTCTACTTTGGGGCATCGACCGAGCAGCGCCTGTCTCTGCTGGCTGGCCTCATCGACACCGATGGGCATGTGGCGAACGGCTGCGTCGAAATCACGCAGGCCAGCGAAGTGATGATCGACGGCATCATCCGGCTCGCGCATGGGCTTGGCTTCAAGGCGTCGAAAGTCCTGAAGCTGGTCATGTGCAATGGGCGTGAGTGCCCGTCCTTCCGCTGCATGATCGGTGGCGACATTGGACGTTTGCCGCTGCTCATTGAGCGCAAGAAGCGGGGCGCTTCGGCACTGTCCAAGAACAAGGACTGGCGACGGACCCGAATCGATGTGGAGCCCATAGGCGAGGGCGAGTATTTCGGGTTTGAGCTGGACGGCGACCACCTGTTCCTGTTGGCAGACGGGACGGTGACGCACAACACCCGCAGCTTTGCCAAGATGTCGGCGGTGCGGGCCTACGCCTTCGCCAAAGAGGGCATCGAGGGCGTGGTTCTCTGCGGCCGGCAGTACCAGAACTCGCTGGCCGACTCGTCGTTCGCCGAGGTCAAGGCCGCGATTGCGGAAGAGCCGTGGCTGGCTGCCCACTTCGACCTGGGCGAGACCTACATCAAGACCAAGGACGGCCGGGTGCGGTACGTGTTCGCGGGCCTTGACCGCAACATCGACAGCATCAAGTCAACGGCGCGCATCCTGCTGGCCTGGGTGGACGAAGCGGAGAGCGTCACCGAGAGCGCGTGGCAAATCCTCATCCCGACGCTGCGTGAAGAGGGCGAGCACTGGCACGCCGAGCTGTGGGTGACGTGGAACCCGAAGCGCAAGGGCAGCGCGACGGATAAGCGCTTCCGCCAGCAGGCGACAGCGCGCATGAAGATCGTCGAAGTGAACTGGCGCGACAACCCGCGGTTCCCGGCGAAGCTCGACCGCGAGCGCCGCGAGGACATGGAGATGCGGCCGGGCAGCTACCCGCACGTCTGGGAAGGCGACTATCTCCGCGTGGTTGAAGGTGCGTACTTCGCCAGCTACATCCTCAAGGCGCGAGAGGAGGGCCGAATCGGGGTAGTCCCGGCTGACCCGATCATGCGCAAGCGGGCATTCGTGGACATCGGCGGCACCGGGGCCAAGGCCGACGCCTTTGCCATCTGGATCGCGCAGTTTGTGGGGCTGCAGATTCGCGTGCTGGACTACTACGAAGCCGTTGGCCAGCCGGTGAGCGCGCATCTGCAGTGGCTGGCGAACCGTGGGCATACGTCGAAGACCACCGACATTTGGCTGCCGCACGACGGCGACACGCAAGACAAGGTGTACGACGTGAGTTACGCCAGCGCGCTGCGCGAGGCGGGCTATACGGTCACGGTCGTGCCGAATCAGGGCAAGGGCGCGGCGATGGCGCGCATTCAGGAGGCCAGGCGCCTGTGGCCGAGCATCTGGATTCACGAGCCGACGTGCGGGCCTGGGCTTGAGGCGCTGGCCTGGTATCAGGAGAAGCGCGACGACGAGCGCGGCATAGGTTTGGGGCCGATGCACGATTGGTCTAGCAACGGCGCGGACGCCTTCGGCTTGATGTGCGTGGCCCACGAGCCGCCGACGGCGACCTGGGGCGCCCCGATCAACTATCCCGGCCTCGGCCGCATCGCATGAGTGCACAGGTGCAAGACTACGCCGCCGACATCCCCGAAGGCTTGCACGAGGCCGACGACATCCTCGCGCGCTACGGCCGGTGGGCAGCCAACACCGGGCGCGGTGCTCGCACGTGCGGCAGCGCCGAGGGCCGCTACCGTGCAAGCGGTATCGAGGCCTTGGAATCGCGCCGCACGCCTGCCGACGTGCCACTGACGCAAGCCCAGCGCGTGGCCGCGCAGAGGGCGCTGGTGCGGGTGCCGGACTCCGAGCGTGCTGTGCTGTCGGTGCTGTACGTGCCGCGGCGGCAGTCCATCGGGCACCAGCTGCGGCTGCTGGGTGTGCCTGCGCGGCTGTCGGCTGAGCGGCATCTGCTGGGGCTGCGGATCTGGTGGAACCTGTACCAGATGCTCGCGAGGTCTTGACACCCTGCCCAAAAATGAGGCACACTGCCTGCACCTGGAGACGCCAGCGCCTGCGGATGCCTACTCGGCAGGCCGCATAGCCAGCGCGAAACCTTCAAGCCTTCGAGGCCCGCCCTAACCCGGCGGGCCTTTTTCATTTCCGGCGAGGACTGCATGGCGACGAAGAAGGAAACCCCGAAGAAGCGCGGCGACAAGGGCACCATGCCCAAGCGCAAGGGCTGCTGATGCTGCAGCCCCCGGCGAGCGTGACCCACCGGGAAATGGGCCGCAGCGCGCGACGTGGACATCGAGCCCGACGCGCTGCTCCCGCGTCTAACAGCGGCGGGCGCGCGTAACCCATGGCGAAGAAAGAAAAGTACGGCAAGCCCGAGCTTGCCGCGCTGCTGCATAAGGAGCTCCGCCAGGCTCTAGGCGCCCCGGACAGCGAAATC